CTGCTACTATTAATCAGCTTCGTGAAGCGTTTCAGTTGCAACGTATGTTTGAAAGGGATGCCCGTGGCGGTACTCGGTATATTGAGATTCTTAAGTCGCATTTCGGTGTTACTTCTCCTGACGCTCGTCTTCAACGTCCTGAGTATCTTGGAGGTGGTTCTACTGCTATTAATCAAAGTCCTATTCCTCAGACATCGTCTACAGACGCTACTACTCCACAAGGGAATCTTGCCGCGATGGGTACCTTCTCCCATGGAGGCGTTGGTTTTTCGAAGTCCTTTGTGGAGCATGGTGTCGTTATCGGATTGCTCTCGGTGCGCGCTGATCTTACGTATCAGCAAGGGTTGAATCGTATGTGGTCGCGCCAGACCCGGTTCGATTATTATTGGCCTGCTTTGGCTCATTTAGGTGAGCAAGCTGTTTTGAATAAGGAGATTTACGCTCAAGGATCCGGTGGAGGTTCTGCTGATGATGGCGTTTTTGGTTATCAAGAGAGGTATGCTGAGTATCGTTATAAACCGTCTCTTGTTACTGGTAAGTTCCGGTCGACCTATGCGACCTCGCTTGATTCCTGGCATTTGGCGCAGGAGTTTGTGTCGCTTCCGACTCTTGGAGATACGTTTATTCAGGATACTCCTCCGATTACTCGCGTGAAGGCGGTTACTGATGAGCCTGATTTTCTTTTGGATGTTTCGTTTGATTATAAGTGTGCTCGTCCTATGCCTGTTTACTCTGTTCCTGGTTTGATTGATCATTTCTGATGCCTATTTGTGATCGCTGTTTTCAGCGGCTTCGTAAGTTGGGTCGGTTTTGGTTTTGTGTTCATTGTTGTAAACCTAGGAGGTTTTTATGGGCTGGGGTTGGTTAGGCGGCGCGGCCGCCGTTATTAATCCGGTTGCTGCTATCGGTACTTTGGGTTCCGGTGTTGGTGAGTTGGCTGGTAGTTATATGCAGAGTTCTGCGCAGAAGGAGGCGCAGGATAGTGCGAACGCTACGAATATTGCGTTAGCTGATAAGACGAATGCTTTTAATGCCGCTGAGGCTCAGAAGAATCGTGAGTATCAGACGCAGATGTCTAATTCGGCTTGGCAGCGTGGTGTTGCTGATATGCGTGCTGCTGGTATTAATCCGATGTTGGCGGCTTCTCAGGGAGGTGCTTCTTCTCCTTCTGGTTCTACCGCTTCGGGCGTGAATGCTCGTGTTGATGCTGCTCCTGATTTGCGTGGTGCTGCTATTGCTAAGGGTATCGGTGGTCTTGGTGCTTCCGCTTTGAATGTGGCTCAGGTGTCTAAGGATCTTGAATCTAAGGATGCTAATATCGCTGCTACTAAGGCTGGTGCTCTTGCTTCTGTTGCTCAGGCTAATAATGCGAATGCTTCTGCTCGTGCTACTTCTGCTGGTATGCCTACGATTGAGGCTATGGCCGGTAATGCTCGTCAACGTGCTGAGGCCGAGCGTGCGGAGTATGGTTTTCGTCAGTCGAAGGCTGAGATTGATAAGCAGTTTGCTCCGGTGGATGCTGTTACGAACCGTGTGGTTCAGGGTATTGATGGTGTGTCAAGTGCTGTTTCGATTGGTAAGATAATTAAACAGATCCGTAATATGGGTCGTGAGGAAAACCGCCAGGAGGATCGTCATTTGAGATCTCAAGGGCGGTTTGGTTCTTCTAATAAATGAGGAGGTGTTTATGAAATTTAAGTTTCGTACTCGGTTTTCGGCTATTGGCGATAAGGTGGATCCGGGTGTTTTGTTTCCCGGTGATGATGCTCCTGCTGAGGTGCTTAAGCGTGAGCGACGCGTTAAGTCAGAGTTTAAGGATGAGTGTGATATCAATTTGATTATGGCGCGTTACCGGAAGACCGGGATTTTGCCCGAGTCGGCTCGTTCTGCTGCTGCTCGTTATGGTGATTTTGGTCAGGTGCCAGATTTTATGCAGATGCAGGAGAAGTTGATTGCTGCAAATGCTCTTTTTGATTCTCTTCCTGCTGCTGTGCGTAAGCAGTTCAATAACGATCCGGGTGAGTTTATCTCTGCTTCGAATACCCGTGAGGGTCGTGAGTTGATGGTTAAGCTTGGTCTTGGCAAGGAGGCTGTTTCCAGCCCCTTGGAGGCCTCTTCCTCTTCTGGGGGCGGGCAGCCCCCTAAAACGTCGCCTAAAGCTGATCGTGAGCCGAATGAGGCCCCTAAGGCGTCGAAGAAGGAGGCTTCTGATGCCAAGGAAGGGTGAGCGTAAGCCGCTTTGGAAGGGCGCCCTTCCTCCGTTGCATCTTTTGCATCGCGTTAAGCGGTTATTCCGGTTTCCTAAACCGGTGATTTGTCCGACGTGTCATACTAAATTGGCCGGGTAATCCGGCTGTGGGAACATTGGGTCTCTCGATGTAAATGTTCCCACTGACACCAAAACGTGAGATTTTGGTGTCTAGGAGGAATTACCTAATGAAACGTCGACCAATGTCTAAGCATTCTAGTCGGAAAGTTTTTCGTCGTGGTTCCAAGGTGCATCGTAAGAATATGCTGTCGGCTACGGCCGGTGGCATTATGCGAGGCGGCATTCGTTTTTAGTTAAAAAAAACCCCCGGTGATTAGCCCCACCGGGGGTTTACTACAGAAAGGTTGCTATGCCTTGCTACCATCCCATTGACGCGTGGCGTTCTGCCAAGGGCGTCTTCTTTCGTGATACCATCGATTCTTCGAAAATTAAACTGCCTTGTGGCCGTTGTATTGGTTGTAAGCTCGAGCGGTCTCGTCAATGGGCTGTTCGTCTTACCCATGAGCTTCGGTTTCATGAGCTTTCCTCCTTTATTACCTTGACTTATTCGGAAGAGCATTTGCCGAAGAGTGGATCTTTGGATGTCAAGGTTTTTCAGGATTTTATGAAGCGTTTTCGGAAGGCTATTTACCCTCGTAAAATTCGTTTTTTTCATGCTGGTGAATATGGTGAGAAGCGTGGTCGTCCTCATTATCATGCTATTATTTTTGGTGAGTCTTTTAGTTGTGGACGTTGTTCTGTTTCTATGCCTTTGAAGTGTTCTTTGTGTGGTGCTTATGGTTTTGAGAAGTCTCCTCGTGGTGATGTTACTTGGTTAAGCCCTGCTCTTGATCGTCTTTGGGGCTTTGGTCTTGCTCGTGTTGGTGCTGTTACTTTTGAGTCTGCTGCTTATGTTGCTCGGTATTGTACTAAGAAGATTACCGGGCCTAATGCTCGTGATCATTATGAACGGATATGCGAAGTTACCGGTGAGGTTTTTCAGTTAAAACCGGAGTACGCTACTATGTCCCGTAGGCCGGGTATTGGTGCTCAGCATTTTGAGCGTTATTCTTCTGAGATTTATCCCCATGATAATATCGCTGTTCGTGGTGTTCTTTGTAAGCCGCCTATATTTTATGATCGCATGCTTGAAAAGCGCGATCCGATGGCGTATGCATTGTTGAAAGAAGAGCGCGAATTTGCCCTCGTACTCTCGCCAAGTCAGGATCGGACGCCTAGGCGCCTTGCTGAACGTGAGGTGTGCAAGTTGGCTCAGGTTGGGCAATTATCTAGGAGATATGAAATTGGCTAAGTTGAAGATGTATTCCCCGTTTGATTCTAAGCTTGCTGTGTGGATGACTCCGATTGTTGTTGAGCATCCTGGCCAGGCTGAGCGTACCTGGCAGGAGCTTGCTAATGATGGTCGTTCTATGGTGTCTAAACACCCTAAGGATTATTCTCTTTTTCAGACCGGTGAGTACGATACTGATACCGGTCAGATTTTTCCTGTTTTTCCGCCGGTTCATTTTTTGTCCGCGGAGTCTGTGAAGGATCGGGGTTCTATGCTTCTCCCTTTGGGTTCTGGTAATTGAGTTTTTGTTTTGTAGTTTAACTTGGCCTGGGGTTTTACCCCGGGCCTTTTTTTTGGGGGTTTTATGATTGGTAAGCCTTTTTCTCAGCCGCGTTTGACTTCTTCTCAGTCACATTTTTCTCGTGTTCCTCAGGCTGATATTCCTCGTTCTGTTTTTAATCGTGATCATATGTATAAGACTACGTTTGATGCTGGTTATTTGGTTCCGTTTTTTGTTGATGAAGTGTTACCTGGTGATTCGTTTAAGCTTCGTGCTACTACTTTTGCTCGTTTGGCTACGCCTTTGAATCCGTTTATGGATAATTTGTTTTGTGATGTTTTTTTCTTTTTTGTTCCTAACCGTTTGGTCTGGACTAATTGGGAGCGTTTTAATGGAGCTCAAGATGATCCAGATGATTCTACTGATTTTTTGGTTCCTACTGTCGCTCCGGCTTCTGGTCAGCAATGGGAGGTCGGTACGCTTTTCGATTATTTTGGTCTTCCTACTGACGTCACTAATCCTGGCGCTGTCTGCGCTTTCTATTCTCGTGCCTATAATTTGATTTGGAATGAGTGGTTTAGGGATCAGAATCTTCAGGATTCGCTTGTTGTGGATAAGGATGATGGTCCCGATTTAGCTACTGATTATGTTCTTAAGCGGCGCGGTAAGCGCCATGATTATTTTACTTCTGCTTTGCCTTTTACTCAGAAGGGTCCTTCTGTTGAGTTGCCTTTGGGTACTACTGCTCCTGTCGTTGGTACTGGTCAGACGGATGTTTGGTTCCATACGCCTGCTGATGGTGATGTGAATGCTTCTACTGTTTCTGGTACTAAGATTGGTTTTGGTACTTCTGGCGGCGGTAATTTTGGTTCTACTCAGTTGATTGCTTTCGGTAAGAATGCGGATTTGAGTTTTACGGGTCTTGAGACTGATTTGTCTGAGGCTACTGCTGCTACTATTAATCAGCTTCGTGAAGCGTTTCAGTTGCAACGTATGTTTGAAAGGGATGCCCGTGGCGGTACTCGGTATATTGAGATTCTTAAGTCGCATTTCGGTGTTACTTCTCCTGA